GTGATATGTCAAACACCTTCGCGATGCGTTCGATGATACGCGTATGGCTGGCCTTGTCATAGCGATCTTCGGCGACCGTGAAGGCGAACGACATCTTTGGATAGTTGCCCGCCTTGATCTCTTCGTAGAGGTCGCGGGCTTTCTGTGTCCGGCTCAAGTCTGTAACGTTCTTCAGACCGTGTTCATCGACGGAGAGCTCAACGCTTCCGGCGGATGTTCTGGCATAGACCGGACCGGTATGGTCAACACGAAAAACGACATCGCTCAGATCCGCGCCTTCGAACGCTGTCGGTTCGATTCGCTCGCTGTAGTCGATGCCGCCTTCGCTGAAAAGCACATAAGGATCGAAGGTGCTTGCGTAGCCTTCTACTCTGTACTCGGTTTCTGCAGGCATGGACAGTTCCATGCTGCGGTATTCTCTATTCTTGCTCATTCTGCGGTTCCTCCTGAGGTTCCTGTTCCCGCTTGCCCTCGACAGCGTTGTAGTATTCGCCCCGGATCGGAGCGTACTGGCCTTTCCCGTCCGGAAGCGGTGCGTAGTTGAACAGCTCACGGATCTCATCAATCAGGATCATTCCACGGTCGCCCAGCTGCTGCGCCATCAGGATCTTGGTCTGATTGCTCATGTACTGCAGCCGGTTCGCCGATACGATGACCTTAGCGCCGTGTGCGCGTTCGCCTTCGGTAAAGAACAGCTTTGTTAGCACTTCACTCAGCTGGATGGCGAACGGTTCAATGGCGCCGTTCCAGAAGGCATCCATCTGATCGCCGACCGCTGTATTCTGTAAGATCGCCTCGTTCACGCCGAAGTAGTCATAGACGTTCTTTTGGATGAACTTCATCTGATCGGCGTCAATGGTGTAGGCCGAGCTCTTGATCTGCTGGATGTCGCTGTAGGTGTTCGGGAACAGTAAGATGCCCGAATCACCGCCCTGCATGTTCTCTTCCGTGAAGCGTTTGCGTTCCTTGGCGAGGTCGCTAGGCTTGGTGAAGTTGTTAACGCGGGCGATGTACTTATAGCTGGTACTGTCCTTGACCGCGTTCTCGATGCCCTGATTCTGCACGCTGATGAGGCTCATCGTGTCCTTAAGTGCGCTGTTGGTCTCGCCGAAGACTTCGCTGCGATACTGGAACTTTGTCATGATGCCGATGTTCCTCAGCTCGTCCGCGCCCTGAGTGCCGTCCGCAAAATGGAAACGTACCCACGGAACGCCGTCGCACTCGACAAGTTCGTAGGAGCTCGGTAACACGGTCATGATGCCGGTCGGTTCCATGTAGCGGTTGTAAACGTAAACGATGAACGCTGTGTTCTGCATGTCAAGGATCGTACACAGTCTGTAAAGGAACTGCGACCATGTCTGGATCTCATTCGGACCGGCGGACAGTTTGGTCTGCAGTTTCCGCTGCGCAGAGCCGTTGATATTGACCTGCAGTTTCGATACGTGGCGCGCTCTGGCATCGATCGCCGAGCGGACCAGTTCGGATTCGTACAGCTTTCCGCTCCATGTGCGATAGACCGGCGCGTATGCTGTCAGCGTTTTGAAGTATCCGTCGACCGGAAGCTCCTGCTGTTTCTTCGACGGAAACAGCCAATCAAAAAATCCCATATCAGTCTCCTTCGTTTCGTAATTGTTCGCCGATCTCTGCGTAATATTTGCTGCGAACTGTCAAAGCATCAATCAAGCTGGCGACACCGTCGATGTGTGCGTTGGCGCTCAGTTTGACAAGTTTTCCGCGGCCGCGCTCGATGTTCATCTTGATCGCGCAGTCGAGCATGTGGATCTTCATCAGATCGTTGTCTCCGATCCGGATCATTCCGTCCTTCAGCATGCCTTCAAACGTCTTCAGGATCGGATAAAGCTGCTCACCCTGGTAAACGTCATCGCAGTGAAATCCGAAGAGTTCAAGCTCTTTGATCAAATACTGAGCGCTGTAGCGATCGAATCCGATCCACTGAGGATAGAGGTCGTACTTCTCGACGAGATCCTTAAACCAGTTGAAACAGTCGTGGTAATCTATGAAATTATCCCCGCTTGGCGTAAGGATGCCGCGCTGGATGTAGGAATTGTAGGGAAGGCCATCGCGGGCAGTTGCCTCCTCTATGCGTTCAGATGGCAGGAAAAACTGTGTGAACACATTCAGGATGCCGTCCTTCTCGATGACACATGTGCAGGCGGAAAGGTCCGTCGTCTGGCTAAGATCGAGGCCACAAAGACAATAACAGCCCCGGAAGTCTTCCAGATCCATGTGTGGGCCGTATGCCTTTTCGACGTCCTGGGAAGACAGCCAGGCTGTAGAGCTGTTCTGCTTGAGATTGCAGTATTTGACAATGAACTCCGCCTTCTTCGACAGAGATCCTTCTGCGACCTTGATCTCCTCGATCAGGTAGTCGACAGAGACCGACACGCCTAAGTTCGGGTTACTCTTCCGCAGCTCGTTTATGTCGTTCCATTTGTCGATGTCATCGATCATGTACAGGAACGGCAGCAGACGGGTTTCTTTCGATTCACCGAGTAAGAACCGCGTGGATCTCTTCATCAGCTCATCGTAGATACTGTCGTTGACGTAGCCGGACGTGGTGCAGGCAACGATCAGAGAATCCGGTCTTGCGCCCATTGCCGAGCGCATGACTTCGTATGCTTTGAGGCCCTTGTCGCCGGACCAGCTCGCGATCTCGTCACAGATCGTGATCGAAGGGTTGTAGCCGTTCATGTCACGGCTCATGTAGGAGATCTTCTTGACGGTATTGTTCGCGCCTGGGATGCACAGATCAGACTGTCTGTGTCTGGCCAGCATTGAATCATCCACGACTTTGCGGTGCTGTGTGTCCTTGACCTGCGACTTCTCCTTGAGGGCGCGCCATTCCGGATCTAACTGCACCATGTTCCAGATGCCGTTGTAGATGATGTCGGACTGGTCGACTTTAGGAGCGACACAGAAGACGCGAGCGCCGTAATCGGTCGTACGCCATACGTGGCTGGCGATACTGCCGGCAAGCATCGACTTACCGTTTTTTCTCGCGACCAATAAGAGGATCTCACGATGCTGCGGATTCCCTTCTGCGTTCACGATGCCAAACATCGCCGACAGCAGAGCCTTCTGCCAGACCTCCAGCTTCAGCTCGTGAGGCGCAAGCGGTCCCTCGGTGTGAAAACAGTGGTGTTCCACCCAGTCAATGGCATCATTAGCCTTCTTCACGTCAAAGAAAAAGGCCTTCTCCTGAAGACCTTTGACCAGGTACTCATAAACGAGCTCGATCCACTTGCCTACGCAGTAGGTTCCGTTCTTGATTCCCTGATAGTACGTGTAAATCCAGTTATCTTTTGCCATTTCCTCGCTTGTCATCGGTTACTTTCAGCCACGCGCGCGAACTTTTGTCTGAGAAGAGTCCACCCGCCGGTCTCCTAGGCCCTTTATCGTTAGTCGACATGAGGGGGCACGCGCGGACATCAAAAACGAATTTTTACTTTTCCGTACTCGTCCACCTCATAACGTTTGTAATTTTCTCCGAAGTGTTCCTCGTTGTGGTGCCTTTTACAAAGCGCCTCTAAGTTATCGAAGTTCAGCGTGATGTTCGGATCGTTGATCGATTCCTCATCGATGTACACCTTGTGATGCACGATCACAGCAGGCTCGATCATTCCCTCCTTAAGGCATCGCTCACAAAGCCCTCCGACCTTCTTGAGGTACGCAGCTCTGCACGCCTGCCATGCCTTGCCCTTATAGAAACGTTCCGCGTATTTCTTCATGGTTAATAAAAAAGGTCCGGGCCCGTAAGACAAGAAAGGAGGTATATGGATGAAATGAATCGCTTCTGCTGGAAAGGAAAAGAAACAGCACCGAGCCCGGATCTCTCAAAGAAAAAAGGACCGGTCTCTTCTTCCGATCCTTTCTTTGGATACTAACATTATTCGGCATTATTTCGGGAAGTGCGGGACAGATTTAGTCTTTCCTCTCTGCCCAGCTGCAGAAGTCATTTTCATCTGTGCATGGTGTTGACTTGCTTGCCATGCATTTTTCATCCAGATCCATGTACCAGTATTTGCAATCCTTGCATCTGATCAGTTCCCCGTGCGGTTTGAAGCTGATGTCCCCGGCTCCGGTGAACTCAGTAACGCAGCTGAGGTCCATATCTGTTTCAACGACAAACTCTTTCATCCTTCCTCCTTCTCTGTCCACCGCTTCAGTCTGTTGTACGGTGTCTTTCTGTCCACGTCCAGCCGGTAGATCTTGTCCGCGATCTGGTCCCATGTCAGCAGCTTGCTCACCCGCCAGTAAATGATCGCCCGGATCTCATCGTCCTCTATGGTCTCGGCCATTTCCCAGAACAGTTTCTGTTGCTGATTGAGATCCGCAAGCTGTTCCTCCAGGCGTTCAAGATTGCGGAAGTGTTGCTCGACCGGACTGGATGGCAGCGAGCTCCCGCCTCCGGTCATGTATTGGATCTCTCCGTTCACTGTGATGGCCTTTGTGTGGCTCTGCAGCGGGTTCTTCCTCAGCAGATCAATCTCTTGCAGAAGTCTTCGGATCTGAACCTGTCTGTTGTGTGCTCTCCCGATGTCCTCGATCGTCACGTTCTCCTCCTAGTCCCCTGCGCTTTTCTGATACGGCCTGGATCGCCGTCTGTAGCCCTTCATAGATCCCCTGTGCCTTGTTCGACCGATCACTGTCCCCGTTAGCCAGGAACACCCCGGCTGTCCGCCATTGTTGCGCTGCCAACAGCCGGAGCTCGTTCTCGATCGCGATCAGCACCCCTTCGACGTCTTCATCCATGCACAGCTTCCTCCAGTGCGCTGATGTGCTTCTCGCTTAATTTTAAGCCCATTATTTCAATGTTTGCGAGTTGGTCGGTATATTCTTCGTCCGTGATCTTTCCGAGCGTGTGTTCGCTTTCTGCGACGCTCTTCATCAGCTGCAGCAGATTGATGTCGTGCTCGCTGATCGGTGCGATCTTCGGCTCGGCTTGGGTTTTCTTCTTGAACCAGTTCATTTAGTTGTCTCCTTAAAGCGTTTCAGTGTGTCGCTTGTTCTGACTTTCTCGACCTTGACGTTGACCTCGTCCATGCCATAGAGGAAGCCCCAGACGTCAATGTGTGTGCTCCCGCAGTTCGGACAGCACGGCGTTCCGTTCGGCTTGACGTCCAGATCGCGCTCGTCCTTGACCATGTGGTCGCAGTCGTCGCAGATATATCTGTACCTCATGCGTCACCTCAATAGAACGGCAGGTCATCCGGCTGAATGTCCATGCTGTTCGCGATGGTGTCGGCTCTGGGCTTCGTCTTGCCTCTGTTTTGCTCAAAATCGCCCATATTGCTTAGATATTCGTCGGATTCGGACTGTGTACCCTTCTTCGGTGTCAGCTGGACGTTGTTCGCGGTGACTTCGGTGACGTATACCTTCTTGCCGTCCTTGTCCTCGTAGTCCCTGGTGCTGATCCGTCCTTCGACCAGAACGGTGTCGCCTTTGTGTCCGTATTGTGCTAAGTAGTCCGCGCTCTGCTGCCATGCGACGCAGCTGATGAAGTCCGCACCGGGTTCCGGGTTGTTCCTGGTCTTCATGCGGTCACAGGCAACGGAGAAGCTCACGACATGTGTCCCGCTCTGGGTCTCTTTCGGTTCCGGGTCTCGGGTCAGTCTGCCGATCAGTGTGACTTTGTTCAGGTTCATCTCTTGCGTCCTCCTTCCGGATCTGAATATGCTGCTTCACTCTTCAGCCTCTGCTGTTCCTTCTGCTTCCGCCGGTTGATGACGTTCAGAACGGTCTGCGGACTGCATCCGACCTTCTTCGCGATCGCGGACAGTGTGTACCCCTGAGCCCGCCAGTAGTGGATCTTCTCGTCCCGGTCCATAGCCTCCTCCTTCTCGGATAGCGGTGTGTCGAAGTCATCCAGGCGGACCTTCTTCCGTTTCGGTTTGGGTTCTTCTTTTGGTTCCTCTTCGTCGGAACGAACCGGCGCTTCGTTTAAACGCATCGGCACCTCGTCGGCGATCGGTTCCTTGATGATGTCGAGCGCCGCCTTGTCGATCTTCGGCTGTTCGGGCGTTTCATACTCGAGCGGTTTCATTATGTCCCCGAACTTCATCCCCGGCTGCGCTGTCAGTGATGCCGCGACCGATGCAAGTTTCCGAAGCGCGTCCGGAAGCGGTGCGACCTTGCCGGTCTCGATCGCTCTGTAGATGCTCTCCTGGGCACTGACAACCCAGTCGAGCAGTTGGATCTCTTTGTCTGTCATCGTTTACTCTCCCATTCGTTCATGAACTCGTTTATATGTCTCTCCATCTCTTCGGGTGTCCTTCCTTCCTCGGCTGCCATCCACTCCAGAAAGTGGCGGTTGTCTTCGGCAGCGGAAGGAAAAGGGTCCCCGGAGGAAAGAGAACTGGACTGGACTGGTCTGGACGCTCTCTGCTTGAGTGCCTCCTTGTAGATCGTGCCTGCGTATGGCATGCGGTGACGGTATGGACCGTTGGCATGGTTCTCGATCGCCTGGCGTGCTTCCTCTTCGGTGATGCCTCCGAGACTGTTGACCCATCGGCTCAGTTCGTCCTGTCTTGGTTGGATTCCCCAGCGCTTGCACGTCTCGGCATACAGTGCGGATATAACATAGTCATCCATGTATCCATCCTCCATTCTTTTCTTCTTTTCTTCTTCTCTTCTTGATAGTTGTCGCTTTGCTTGTCAGTTTGCTTGTCAATTATCTTGTCGCTTCATCTGGTACGAGCTCCAATTTTTCAGCATATAAAGCGTACCTTTGCCAAGTCCTTTCCCTGTCGCTTTGCTTGTCACTTCTCCTGTCGATTTGAGTGTCGCGATTCCGGTCCTGACTTGACGCAGTGATAGGCCTGTTTCCTCGGCAAGTTTGGCGTATGATGTCAGCACAGATCCGGCGGGAATCCGGATGCCGTGGTATGTCGTCGGCTTGTGGCTGGCGGTCAACAGGAGATGGAAGAAGACCACCTTCGCGTTGATGTTCTTGTACCATTCCCAGTCGGTCGTCTTCCTCCATACCTTTACATATCCGCCCGCCATGCCTTAGACCTCCCCGACCAGTATGACCTTGACGTTCGGCAGCTCGTCGGTGTAGCCCTTGATGACCGTCAGCCGTGTGATCTGGGCGTCGTCCTTGTAGGCGAGACCATTGAGCGCGTCGCAGATCATCTTGGCGATGTTGTCACAGTCCGGCTTCTTTGTCGGCTTGATCGTCTGCTCCGCCGCTTCCCTCTGCTTCTTCTTTGACCATGAGTTTGGGATCTCGTAGCAGGCCGTGATCATTACCTCGACTGGACCTTTGAACGGTTCCGCGTACCCTATCTGAGCGATGTACTCACTGCGGACCATTCCTTCGTAGGTCGTGGTGTCGTTCGGGGTATAAGCATGCCCGGATCTTGTGACCCGGACACGCTGCTTACCTTTCGGCTCTCGGTGGATGATGAAGCTCCTGCCTCTCTTAGCCATTCGCCTTCGCCTTCCTAGCACAGTCGATGCACAGAGCCTGACCGAAGTCCGCACGCGTCTGCTCGACTAAGCGCCTGCCTTCCTTGATGACCTGACCGCAGCGCTCGCAGATGTAGGTCTCAGCCGGTGCGGGTTTCTCATCCTTGACGCGGATCGCCATCGTGACCTTACCGAAGGCGCGGACCTTCTCGGTGCCGACAATGATCCGCTGACCGATCCAGTTCTGCCACTGTCCTGTGCCGAGCACCTTTGCGATGGTGTCGCCATTTGTCACGTTAAGCACCATCGGCAGCTGCTCCTCTTCGAACCAGATGACGGGCTCGACCTTTTTGCCTCCGGTCTCCTGGTCATACATCTCCTGCTCGCCGATGTCGCGGATCGTCAGCGTGCGGTCTCCGTTCTCGAACGACCACCCGCCGAGGAAGTTCTTGAAGTAGTTTTTATAGCTTGGGTATTTCTCTAAAAATTCGCGGTTCATATTATTCTCCTAACAGTTCGGCATCGGGATAGCCCGGCCATTCATCTTTAACTTTGCAATGGTGATAGATCTGCATCAGTCTGTGGTACTCGTCTTTTCCCTGCTGGATGAAGTAAGGGTCACAGAAGAAGACGCGGACCGCATAGGGCGCTGTCTTCTCCTGGGCGATAAATGCGAAGCCCGGATCTTGGTAGGTATTCGCGAAGAAGCCCTCCGAGTACATCGCCGCCTGGACATGATAGCCGTACTTCTTCACCGATCGTTCGAAGTGCCCGTCTGCGCAGCTGTCCGTTGTCTTGTAGTCGACCAGGAACGGCTTGCCTTTGTAAGTGGTCACGATGTCGGCCTTCATCTTGCATTGCTCGCCGGTCTCATGGTCGCACCACTGATAGATCTGTTCTGCGTAGTAGTCGCTCATCAGCTCGACCGCAGTAGGGTTCCGCTGCAGAGCCCAGTACATCTTTCGGATCGTGTCGAACTCCGGCTTGCCGAGCAGTTCCTGTCCCGGCTTCAGTCTTGCCAGCTGAGCCTTCCCTTCCTTCGTGCGCCCGTCTACAGCTTGGACGTAAGTTTCATCGAACTTATGCGGTTCCAGGATGGCCATGTGTGCAGCGATGCCGAACCGAAGCGCAGCCGTTTCCTTCTTCGGCTCG